CAAGCCGAGATGATGAAAGGGCAGGCAGCTCTCTTGGATAAGGAGATTGATAAGTTCAATGCAGAGACCAATCGCATGAAGGTAATGATTGAGGCCGAGAAGACCGGTGTAGATATTACCAAGACCGAGGTAGAGACCTTCGGCAAGCAGATTGAGAACGCACAGAAGCTTCTTTCCCCAGCACCCTAAACCACAAATTACCCTCGATTGAAGGTCGCTTTTTAGCGGCCTTTTTTCGTTTACGCGGGAGCGCGGTTTCTCACTCAGCCTACTGCGTGGTTTACGCAGGATGATCGTAACACTGACGAGGATTACACAAGTGGCAACTCAAACTCTGGAAGAGCTAAAGGAAGAAAACGCAAAGAAAGCAGCAGAAACCGAAGAGACCTCTCTGCAAGAGGACTTGGAGGAAGAGCTGGAAGAAGAGGCGGCAACTGAAGAAACCGACGAATCAGAAGAGAATGCAGACTCTGAAGATGACGAGGAAGAAAAGGTTGTAGAACCCTGGATGCAAAGTGATGAACAGACATCACAAGACCTTAAGTTCACAGACTCTGACGTAGCAAATGTCCGGCGCAAGCTAAAGGCAAAGCTCACAGAAAAGGATGACGAACTTTCCGAGCAGCAAAAGACCATTGCTGATTTACGCGCTCAACTTGAAGCCAATAGCAGCCCGTCGCAGGCTCAGCCTAGAACGCGACCACGGCTTGAGGATTTTGATCACGATGAGGATGCGTACAGTGCCGCGCTAGAGGACTACTTCAGCTCATCTGTCGATAGTCGTTTAGCAAAGCACAGTCAAACCCAGCAGCAGAATGACGCTGTAGAAAAGATTCGGAAGGTCACAGAACAAAAGGTCGATAAACACTACGAGAGAGCTGGCAAGAATTTAATTGATGCTGGCTTAGTGTCTGAGGACGATTATCGCAATGCGGACTTAGCCATTAGATCGCGGTTAGACCAAGTACGCCCAGGTATGGGTGAGAGCTTGGCAGACACGTTCATCTCGAAGTTAGAAGGTGAAGGCAGTGAAAAGGTCTGGTATTTCCTAGGCCGCAATCAAGACGCATTATCCAAACTACAGTCAACGCTTGTTTCTGATCCTTCGGGATTGGACACGATGGTGTATTTGGGCGAATTGAAAACAAAACTCACAGCCTCACCTGCAAAACGAGTTAGTCGTGCACCTAAGCCCGGGGCAAAGTTGAAGGGCGGAGAAGGTGGTGGTCAGAACGCTAAGGCTTTGAAGAAGAAGTATCAAGGCGAAGATGACCTCCAAACCCGAATCTCCCTAAAGCGAAAAGCTAAGGCAGCCGGTCACGACGTATCCAATTGGTAATTTAAATAGGTGAGTCATTATGGCTGATACAGGCAAGATTGTAGAGGTTCTCTTTGAGAATGCTCTTGATACATACGAAGACCAAACGCAACTGGTGGAGATGACCAACGTCTTCCAACCGGAAGCAGGGACTATGCAGAACGCCGGAAACTTTGTATGGCGTCCCGTACAACAACACGCCCCCATTATTGAAGGATGGGATTTAACCGGTCAGGAAACTGGCATTATCGAAGAGACCTACCCTGCTGTACTGGGTACTCCTAAGAATGACTTCGTCAAGCAGCGTGCAGACGATCTGCGAGATGTAACGTTCTGGGAGCGTCGAGGCAAGCAGTCAGGCCGTCAGCAGGCAACCGAGCTGAATACGTCGATTGCTAACTTGATCAGAAACACCGGCTCTCTGTTTTATCGCAGCAATGCGACCTCAGGATATAACTTTATCTCTGAGGGTCAGGCTATTCTGAATGAGCGTCAAGCTGTGGCAGATGATCGATGCTTTGTTCTGAATGATCGAGATACCTTGACGTACGGAGCAGATTTAGCAGGCCGCCAGACTCTACAGGGTCGTCCAGAGGACACATGGAAGACCGGTCAGATTGGCGGAAACGTTGCTGAGTTTGATGTTTACACCGGCTCCTATCTGCCTAACTTGGCGGGTGGTGCAGATCCGGCTACTACAGTGACAGCGGATCAGTCCTTTGCACCTGAAGGCGGATCAATTGATGCTACTACTGGTGTTGCTACTAACGTTGATTACCGCTCTGCCACTATCCCAGTGGCCGCGAGTGCGTCTTACAACGTGGGTGACAAGATTCAGATTGCTAACGGTGGTACGCCGATTGAGTCAATTGGTTTAGCAGACAAGAACGCGACCAACCAAGCAATGACGTTTACGGTAGTGGCTAAGCCTAGCGGTACAAGCTTGACCATTTATCCTAAGCCTATTGCTGCGGATGATCCCGGCCTTAGCGTTCTGGAGCTGGCTTACGCGAATGTTGATACACGCATTCTCAATACCGCAACGGTAAATAGAGTCAATATTGACGCTTCCGTTAAGACCAATCTCTTCTGGGCTAAAGACTCAATTGAGGTTCTTGGTGGAACTATTCCTGCTGAGTTGTTCTCGCAGTTCGCCGGTAAAAAGGTGATCTCTGAGACGCTAAAGTCTGGTCTTGAGATGTACATGGTGTACGACGGCAACATCGACGATATGACGTTCCGCTTCCGCTTGTTCACTTGGTACGGTCTAACCAACTGTAATCCATCTGCAAACGGTGTAGCAGTACGGTTCTAAACCTTCTGGGGGCTTCGGCCCCCTTTTTTAATGGAGAAAGAAAATGGCTTGTATTTTATACAAAGATGGCGAGACCTTGCGTTGTAATCCTGAAGATATGGATCGAGAGATCGCTGCCGGATGGAGTACAAAAGCCCCTAATCGTGAAGAGGTAAAGGATGAAGAAACCACGAGTGAAGAAACCGCCACAAAAGACGCCACGAAAAAGCCCCAAAAAAAGCGTAAGAAGGTATAAGGGGTAATCTAAATGGCTATTAAAAAGATCGACATTATCAATGGAGCTTACTCACAACTCCGCATTTCTGGACTAACGGTTCAAGCCACGCCTGAAGATATTGAGGTAGCACTTGGTCGCCTAGAAGATATGGCTTCAGAGTGGGCGTCTATTGATATCAACGTAGGGTACTACTTTGAAGATGAGCCCGACCCTGATTCGATCTTTGGCGTTCCAAGGGCCTATAAACAGGCCTTTGAAACCAATCTGGCAGTTAATCTCATTCCTGATTTTAACAAGCCTGTTCCTCAAGAATTAAGAGCACGCGCCTCAGCGTCTTATTCCACAATGCTATCAGCAACAGCACAGACCTGTCAGGTTCAATACCCCTCTCGACAGCCTAGAGGCTCGGGCAACACCTTTAGATACAACCGGTGGCGTCGATTCTACCCAGGTAACCGATAGTGGGTTCGCTTATAACCCTCATTAAGGGCGATAAAATAGGTGTTGAAACAGACTACCGAGATGCGCTACCTGAGAACATGGTGGCTATTTCCAGGCCTATGTTTGGTGCGGCGGGGTATATGTTACAGATGCCCGGCTTATCCCTCTTAGGTAATGGTCAAGGCCCTGATCGAGGTGGTATTTGGAATGAACGCTTTGAGGATCACTACCGTGTTTCAGGTCAAAACTTTATTTCGGTTGCCAGTGATGGCGTGTCTACCACGTTAGGGGCTATTCCTGGCGGTGATATCGCCTCTCTGCCGTATTCGTTCAATAGTCAGGGAATTATAGCCGATGGTCGCTTTTGGCTGTATTCGCCTTCTAGTGGCTTTAACGAGGTGGTTGATCCAGAGCTGGGTGATCCCATAGATGGGGTTTGGGTTGATGGTTACTACTGTCTGACTGACGGTGAGAACATCTATCACACCGATATTAACGATGAGTCCAGTATTGACCCGCTCAAATTTGCGACTGCCGAGTTTATGCCGGATAAGTCTTTGGGCTGCGGTAAGACTCAGGATAATAAGTGGATCGTCTTTGGACGCTATACCACGGAATACTTTGTCAACGTTGCTCAGGATAACTTTGCTTTTCAGCGAGTCGCAACCCGAGCGGTGAATGTGGGTATTGTCGGCACTCACGCGAAAGCTGAGATGAATGATCGCTGGTATCTAATGGGTGGACGAAAAGAAGAGGGTGTAGGTGTTCATCTTCTGGGTGTGGGTTCCGCAGAAAGAGTCTCGACACGCGAAGTTGAAAAGGTCATTGGTCAATACAGTGAAACTCAATTACAAGACGCTATCCTAGAGCCCAGAACTGAAGACGCCTATGCGTTTATCACCGTTCACCTGCCTAATCATGTGCTTATCTTTAACGAAACCATCGCCGCTAAAGCAGGTATTGAGACAGCGTGGAGCATTTTAAAGACCGGTGTCGAGAATGATCCATGGCGTGCGGTGCATGGGATATTTGAGCCCCGCCTAGGTCAGTGGGTCTACGGCGATAAGTTAAATTCCAATATTGGTATTTTAGATGAAACCGTAGCGACCCAGTACGGAGAGATTGCCGAGTGGGTTTTGTATACCCCGTTTCTTTTGCTTGAAAGCCAATCTATTGATCGGATTGAGATTGAAACCATGCCCGGTCATACCGGATCTGATGACGCCACGGTGTTTATCTCCATGAGTTATGACGGCGTCACCTTTGGTAAGGAGTGGACAGAAATCTACGGCCTGCCCTCGAAATACGGTAAGCGCTTTATTCTTCGGCGTCTTGGTTATGTACGTGATTGGGTGGGTATTAAGTTAAGAGGGGCGTCACGCTCTCGTATGGCCTTTGGCACGGCGACTGTTGATCATGGCTAGTACCGAGAGTCTATTACAGCGACTGGTCTTATCTGCCTCAGAAATTAAGTACCTGACAAAGTGGCCCGATGCCATGGTTGAGGATTATCTCAATATCTTGAGAGACTTAATTACGTTGGCCAATTCAATTGATTCAGGCTCGCAGGGCGCGGTTATTTCTGCACTGTTCCGCTGGGCTGAGGTTAACGAAGCTGACCTGATGCCGATATTCAATCAGGTCACAGAATCAAATTCTTTACCGATGTTCACAGTCTCACAGTCTCCAGTAGATGTGTTGAGCGTATCAGCAAATCACACCACAGCTGGTGATGAGATTGTCATCGTTACATCCAATATCACAGTATTTTTAAATCCAGAACCTGCCGAATTAGAGCGGGTCGTTATAAAGCGTAACACGGCCTTAGGCACGGTTACGGTTGAGGGGAATGGTCACACAATTGATGGTGCTGCAACCTATTTGCAGGTCGTCAACTATGAATCCGTGACCGTTATTTATATTGATGCAGAGTGGGTCATTATATGAGTTTTAGTCCAGCACAAGATTTCTCGGCGCTCGCAACACGCGGGTTAACCGAATACAGCATTACGCACAAGTTTGGTCGCAACGCGACAATAGGAACGTCTTTTGAGGCGATTTCATTGATCGGTGACTATCAGATGCCCAGTACCGCACAGGCACTTGAGATTGTGTCTACTGATGCTAACGACACGTCCGCAGGCTCCGGCGCAAGGTCAGTGACAATAGAGGGGCTTGACGGGTCGTTTAATGAGCTGACTCAAGATGTTGTTTTAAACGGTACAACAGCAGTTGCAATAACAACAGACATGACGCGCATTAACCGCGCGTTTGTTAAAGAAAGCGGGACATACGCCAGTATCACCGCAGGCTCTCACGCCGGAGATATAACAGTCAGGGAGTCAGGCGGGGGTGCTAGCTGGGCATTACTGAGTGCCACAGATTACCCGCGAGGGCAGTCAGAGTTAGGCGCTTATTCCGTCGCGGCAGGCAAGAACGCCATGCTGAGGATAGTGACCGTTTCAGTAGACAACAATAAAGCGGCGAACGTCATGCTGGTAAAGCGCGAGAGGTCGAACGTAGCGTCTGCCCCTTACGATCCAGCGCGAATTGTCTTTGAGCTAGGAGGCATTACTGGCGAAAGCATTCTATCGACAGTAGCCCCATTTGGCCCGTTTGAAGGCCCCTGCGATTTGTATTTTTTGGCGCGAGTGACTTCAGGCACCGCAGAAGTAGACATTGATTTTGAGATTTGGGAGTACTAATGGCCACAACATTAAAGAACTATTCAACAGCAACCCAGCTTGATGTAACCGCAACAAGCATTCACGCCACATTAGTGGGTGAGACAGCCTTTGTGGGTCAGCTGTCATTCACTAATACCTCAGCTCTGGCAGTGGAGGTAATTGTATACAAGCTTCCCAATGCCGATACGGAGACACCGGGTTCGGGTGGTAACTGGTTGGCGAAGAGAACTATTCAGCCGGGTAAGACATGGAGCCCTTTAGCCGAGTTGGGGAATCTGGTGATGAGCGAAGAGCAAACACTCTCTGCAACGGCGGGTACTACCGCGGTGATTAATGCTGAGAGCTCAGGGACGGTAGAGACATGATAAGAGTCGCCACACCAGATGATTTCTCAGCGATTGAGGCTCACGCAAAAGAGTTTTGGTCGCACAGTTATTTTGATAT